GATATTAAAATTATTACTTTGTATATCATTATACAGTAACTGCGTTGTGTCTTTGAAAACTAATTGACCCAGAACATTACCTTGGCCACCTTTAATATTCCAGTTAAGCGGCAAGAAAAATTCTCCGGCACCATCAGCTGTTACAGATGTAATTTGCACACCGCCAGAGGTATACAATTTATCACCGGCAGATGTATTAAGTGATACATCCATAACATCATCAAGAGAGCCACCTGAGAGGATTTTAAGGGCCGCTTGACCTGTTTCTCTGGCGACATTTGGTATTGGCCCCACAAAGACTAAATTACCCAATGGTGGCACAATATCAAATATCGCTGTTTCATCAGCCTCATAATTCTCAGCTGAGACAATTATTGCGCCAGTTTCTTGTCCAGCACCGCCATCAATAGTTAATTGTCCCTCAAAAATTCCGCTTACTAAAGGTATCGAGAGTACATCTAATGAGTCCCCGCCAGATGTCTGTAGTTCTAATGAGGCTGTGACATTAAGCCCAACTACTTTATCTTGGACATCTCGTAATTCAACACGGAAATCAAAGGCTACACCACGTTCTACTGGATCTACATACTCTACAATAACGATAAAGAATTTAGCATCTGGCGGTGGTACTTCTTCGTCACCACCTGTGTTATCACCAGTACCGTCATTTGTGTCATGTGGGATCGTATAATCAACTTCTTCAAAGCCGTCGACTGGATCACTAACTTCAACTGGATTATTCCAGATATCTACTGGATAAGTTGGGTCACCTAAATAGTAACCTAAATCTTCGATAGGTTGTCCGGCATCCGAGTCTCCAGCTTTTGAGGCAAGCTCTGCCTTAATGGTTATTGACTGCTCATTTGAATCTTGTGAAGTATCCTCGATTGTTCCACGAAGTTCATTAGTAGATAGTATCCCGATATCATGCCCAACAGTATCAAATGGTTCAAGGGCCAATGTATCAAGAAATGTTTTATATGCAACTTTACGCCACGAATTCGACCAACGATAACCCCAAAAGAAGACGCTGAGTTTCACGAGATTAGCATTATTATAGATAAAGAAATCTCGTTCTTCTTCAACAAGATTAAAGAGAGATATATTATTCTTATATATAACACGCCTAGTTGAGTCAGGTTCCTCAGAATAATCTTTAAGCCAATTACCAGTAAGTTTTGTAACTATGTCGTCTGTCTCACTAAATCCTAACTCAAGTGTTTTAAGTTCTAGATCATCCTCATCCAGAGTAACATCTGCCACAATTAGCTCTGAAAGATATATGATTGAAGCGACACCCTCACGAATAACTACAGCACAACGTGCCTGCCAAGCAATTTCTTCAACTAACTTAAGTACATTCGGTTGATCAAAGATCGCAAAATTAACCGGGTATTGTCCTACCTTGGCAGCAACAGCCGCGAAAGAGGCATCAACTGTTAGATTTGAATATGTTGTTAGTAACCACTCAATAAGTTGCGCCACATTTGAACCAATAGAAGATCGTAATGTGACATACACACTGCCTTCCCAATTTTCATCTTCATACTCTTCTAATGCTGTAGCAAATTCAAGATATGTTGCTGTCTGACCAGCAAGAGAGCCAGAGAGCGTCTTCGTATAATATGTTGAAGGTATTGGTACGAAGACCTTTTGGTCATCAATTTGACGATAACCATAAACAGCTAGAATCTCCGTAGATGGTACTAAATTACAAATATACAAATTATCATATGCAACTTTAAGAATAACTTTTGCACCACTTATCAGCGCCCATCGACCACGACGAACGATTGTTAATCCATCTACTAAGTTAATAACTTCACCTGTCATGGCTAAAGTATATGGTGTACTAAGTGACTCGATAATAAAATCTACAGACCAAGAACTTCTAGGAATACCTGCTGTTTCTTCTATATCTTCGCCGAGTCCAAGTACAACATGCTTCACGATACCAAAAGAATGCACACCCCAAGGTTCAAGAAAGAAACATTTACGACCTTCTTGACTTATACACTGATTAACGGCGTAACCTTCACGTGTTTCAACATAGCAATACAATCCTGTAATAACTGTATCTTCATTAATCCAAGCGACACTTGGGTCGTTAACATGGATATCATTAGCTAAGCGATTTGCGAAAAGTATGTTAGTATGATGTGCAAGATTCCGACTTTTCACTCTAAATAACTCGCCAACAAATGAACCATAGTAACGAATATTGTTGATATGGATATATACTAATGTCGGAGACTGCGGAAATAGATCCCCACCCTTAACTTTGAAAGATGAAAAGTTATGATTGATTCCAACATCAAGTTTGCCTGTTGGTTCATGCTTGACGCGAACGGCTGGAACATGAACAACTGATCCAATACATAACGGCCAAGGCACATCAACTGCATCGGGGTTAATATCTGTTAAATCGTCTTCATCGGGCGCAAAACCCACTTCTTTATCTTCTATACTTGAGTCAATAGTAATCGCAAGTGTTCGTTCACTTTCTGACCAACCAATACCACCGGTGATTTTACCGACAAGTAGCGTTGTTAAATCTGATACTAATGCACCTTCAAAATGCTGATAGACTGTAACAGATTTACCCTCTATAACCTCAGTATTAACTATTGCTTTTAAGGATTCATCTGTATCATCAAGGATTAATGTGACTCCACCAGCTTCACCAACTGAATCAACCTTCTTTAAAACTTGTACAGGATTAAAATCTACTAATTTACCTTGTGCTGATATACCAGCTGATCCAGTACCGAGTGTGAAAGTCTTCTCGGAATAATATTCATCGCCGCCATCCCACTCTATCTTGACAATGATGATTGGCTCAGTGCCGAGATTCTGCGCTGCCTGAGTTGCAGCGGTAGCTGTTAGTGTTCTCATACTTTGCTCCCTCTGAACTCAAGCGTTATGGTTGAAACTTCAATACAAGTACCATCTTTCTTGCTGTTGGTTATAAATTCTGCCGGATTAGTTATTAACCAACCACGCCATACTACTGCTTCATAATCAGTATATTTGATCTCATCGCCAGCCGCAGTTGTCAAAAAGTCTATTAACTCCTGTACCTTTGGCTTAGATATCTCAGAAAATGTCAGTAACAAATCACGTGTAGCAGAAGTCCGTCGGAAAGAGTGAATCTCTCCTGACATAGATTGCCGCACTTGTGTTCTAACATTAACCAACGTCGAATCGCCATACTCAGGATCTCTTAGTATGACGCTAAGTGTTGGAGCCGCATATGGATGAGCAAAAGTTATCATGCTTTTACCCCCAAAAACTCTAGGCTAGTGGCATATGTACAATCGTCTTTACTGACTCTAATATCAAGAACGTCCGTTAAAAATACACCATCCCACTCATCAGAATTATGGTCAATAATATGCACTGCTTCACCAGCATTTGCTACGAAGAACGCTTCAAGATTATCGCGTTCAGTATTATCCAAAAGCGGCCATTCATAGACATGTATTTCTTTAACGGGCCAATCAGAATCTTTAAAAGACTTATATTCGCCACCACGTGTCTCACGATTAAGTACTTGTGTATCCAAACGGCGCGCATCGCCTAACTCAGGATTAGGTAATACTATACCATCTGACGGAGAAGTTAAATATATTTGGAAGCTCATTAGCTCACCGATATTTCATATTGAACATCCAAAGTGTCATCATCATCAAGTGTTTTAACCGCGTCAAAGAGACCGGTTGACCAGAGTGTACCAGTTACAGTACCACCCTTTGTATCGTCATCAACAATGAAAAGCCCGATAATCTCTGAACCATCACTGGATATTGTGAATGTAGCTGGTGTAGTTGTTACAATTTCTTGGCCAGAAACAGCCGCTTCATCCCATGTCTGCCTAACATCCCCATCATAATTTACGAACTCGGTCCAACCAGCACGGAGTGCTATTGTATCAGCAGCCGATAGGCCAACAAAACCAGCATTATCAATAAGACCGATATACCACGGCGAAGAAAGCGCCGTACCATTAAACATCGTGGCAAGAATACGATCCTTACCTACGTTTGTGACACCATTCTTAAGGTAGTAGACTCCCTTAATCTGGCCAGTCTTATCCTTATGTACTACTTTGAAACGTCCTTCAAATTTCATGATAGTTTGACCATTCCACGCCGTATCTGTCGGCGAAGTCTTTTACCAAGTCGTACAACGTCTGTATCAGGACTACCACTCTGTTGGAAGCCATGTATATGTACATCACCGACTGTTGTAGTCGATACAGAACCGCCGCGTGCCATACCACTGTTAATACCCACAAGTTGACTATGGAATTTACGTGCGGATTTGGCATTAACAACAAACTCGCCAGGACTCAGCAGCGAGGGCACACGATCAAAAGACGATACCATACCACCTCTTGCGTAAGTGTCTGGTACTACTGGTTCTGGTATTCTGACAGCCGGCCTATCAATCAATGCTTGAGAAAGCTGTGCATAGGCACCTTGAAGATCAACAATTGTCTGTAGTTCTCTTTTGTTATCGTTGGCAGCAGAATCAGAAGTGTCTTTATGTGTGATCTTTAGCGTCTTAAGTATTGACTGCTGCTCTTTCTCTTTTGCTAGAATATCCGCAACAGAGCCACGTAATTCACTAGTGCCGGCTATTTGCTGTTCGATTAATCGCAGTTGGTCCTTAGCAGTGCTGCTAAGTTTGGCGCCAAAAAGTTCAAAAAGTACACGGGTCTTCCGAATACCTTCTCCTACTTCTTTACTACGTTCGCCATTATCTAAAAATACTTTGAAATCATCGTTAAGAGTATTAACGGTTTGCGTTAATATTTTTGCGTCTGTTGCGTCTAATACGCCAAATGATATCCCACCTTGTTTATCAAGACGGATTAACCTCCTTTTAGCTCTTTCTATATCTGCTAGAAGTGCACCAGACTCAGCTAATTTGGTGCCCTCAAGTATGGCCAGTTCCAAATTCTTACGGGCTTCGTCCCCCTGCATTTTTAACCCGTCAATAATCTCAAGATTAAGTTTGACAAGTTCGCCAACTCTTTTCAATCTATCTTTTTCATCTTTTGCGATAAGTTTGATAATAACTTCTTCACGCTCGGATGTTACTTGTGCCTCTAATTTTGAAGCAGCTGTTTCTTGGCCAAATGAACGTAACTCGGCTGCTGTCTTCTGTACTAGCTTAATGCGTTCTGTAAAGAGCTTATTAATTTCTTCTGCATTCTTCTTGAAGAAATCTTCATCCGGCTTTTCAGCGCGTAGTTCTGCTACATTCGCCCTGATTCGGTCATTCCGGAGCTGTGTTGCAAGTTTCTTTTGCTCAAGTTTTAAGACCTCTTCAAGGAGATTAGCTTGCATCTGCTTACCTTTGTCTTCTGCCTCCTTGACAAGAGCGTTAAGATCTTTTGAAAATGAGCTAAAATATTTACCAAGACGCTTACTCTGAACCTTTTCTAATTCTTTATTCAATTCGATTTCGGCATCACGAGCTTCTTTAATATCCTTTATGCGTTGGGAACCTAATGTGTTTAGTGCCTTACGATCGCGCTTACGGAAAGCTTCTTTGATTTTATCTTGGAATTCTTCGATCTTACGCGCCGCTTTTAGATTATTATCAAGTAATTTCTTACGAATTTCTCCGCCTTTGTCAATAGCTTCGCGATCAAGAGAGGCTAGTTCACCCTTTAAGCCAGCGATACTGCGGAATAGTTCTTGCACTAAGTCAATATTACCTGTCTTAAAAGCATTGTTAAGTCGTTCGCGTAATACACTTATACGTGTCTCTATCAAAGAGAATTGCTCATCCACATTTGGTGCTAATTCAAGTTTCCTACTAAAGAGTGTTTGCTCAACACTATCACGGAAAGATTTCACGAACTTAGTCAGCTTTTCTATATCACTAATCGCTGTTTTCTGTTCATCATTAATTCTTTTTAGGACGTCTGTAATAACTTTTTCTGACTCTGTGTAAGCCGCTTTAAAAGCTTCTGCGGCCTTCTTACTTAAGGCTGCTTGAATCTTATATTCTTTATCAAGAACCCCCGTAATTTCTGCAACTTCTGCTGCTACTATAGCATATTCATCCTGGATGCTTTGTGCGACGTCATCAAAAAACTTAAGAGCTTTTTGTGTCTGTGCCTCGATAGCTTTGACTGTTCTATCATGGAACTCTTCTGTTTCCTTATGAACCCGATCTTGAACGGCAATCCAGTCACGTATCATTGCTTCAATAGCACCTTGTGCAACAACAGCAGCCGTAACAATACCCCCAAAAGCCGCACCAAAAAGTACACCTGCTGTTTTGGCTTTAGCACCAAAAACAATTGTTGCAGTTGTAGCTGTCCTAATACTAACTATGTAAGCCGCTAACCCTCTAAGGACTTTAACTAATATAGTCGAACCAGCAAAGACTATAAGGGTTTTACCAACTGATTTTATCAATATATGAAAAGTTACAAAATTTTCATTGATTGCAACAATCAGTTTAAGAATTTCTTTACCAAATTCGTCACGTAAAGTGTTTGTGATCTCTTGGAAGATTTTATCAGCGGTACGACCAACATTATTGAAAGCAAGTTCTGCCGCTGTTTCATATGACTCTGTTGCATTTTTAATCTCGTCTAAGTCTTTACGGAAAGATTTTAAGCCTTCTCCAGTAAGACCAATAGCCGAGATGAGTCCTCTGATTCTAGAAACAAATTTTGCTAATTCCGTACTACTACCAGCAGTCCTTGCTTCAAGAATCTTTAAGAAGCCACTGAATCCGAAAGCCTCGATAGCTGCTTCGCCTGATTCCACACCTAGGTCTTCAAAGAGCTTCTTCATTTCTCCAGTTGGCTTGATAAGTTTGAGTAAGAAGCCTCTAATCTGTGTAAGGACTTCACTTGTCTTAACACCGCGTCGTGTAAGGACTGTTAGTGAGGCTTGTAGTTCTTCAAGTTCTATGCCAAGTTGTGATCCTAGAATCGCGATACGCCCAAATGTATTTCCAAGTTCGCTACCACGGATACGACCTAGTTCAATTGTCTTGAAGAATGTTGCGGCAATTGCTTCTACTTCATCAGTATCCTTACCATATGCGTTGATGGCTGACGTAAGTAACTGCACTGATTCAGTCGCCGATGTTTGTGTAGTGATGCCAAACCGTATGGCGCTCTCAAGAAACTTAAATGTTTCAGCACCCTCAGCAACTTGGTTAGATAGTGTCTGATAGGCAGCTTCTGCTACATCGAGAATATCTAATCCGAAAGCATTTGAAAGTTGGGTTAATCCACTTTCCCATTCTTGTGTTGTAAGCTTAGCATTCTGGGATATCGTCTGAATTTCTGCAACAGCCTTAGAAAATTCTTTAGCTTGTACTGTTGCTTGGCGGAGAACATTACTTAGTCCAAACACGAGTCTACGCAATATCTGAATCTCTATGATTCGTCTAATCGATTTCCAAGATAGTGTGAACTCTTGTACTGATTTTGTTGCAGTCTTTGTTGCATCGCTCGTCTGGCTCATCGCTTTTTTTGCAGAATCACCTAACTGCCGTTGTGCTATAATAACCTTATTAACAAGTTCTTGGCGTTTTCTATTCTCACCAGTTGCTGCACGTATATTATCAGCAGCAACATCACGCCAGATTTTATTAATCTGTTTAGCGGAGACTCTAGTTGCCTGAACATACTCAATAAGATTTGACCTAGCTCTTTGTAAATTAAGTATCTCTGGTCTTGAAGCATCAGTTGCAAAAACGTCTTTTTGTGAGAGCCCCTGTGAAATACTACGCCGTACTTTCTCCGCTTCAACACGTTGTTGTGCAACATTAATCAATTCTTCTTGTGCTTTCTTCTGATCATTAAGCGCGGCTGTATTATCCTTAGTCTTCTTTGTATTTTCTGCAACTACCACACTTACTTTAGCTACTTCTTTATCTAATTTGCTTACTGTTGCTGTGACTTCTTGGCCAGCCGCATTCCAGCCCTTTAGAACAGCAGATATCTTTTCACCTTCAATATTGAAGGTAACAGCAGACTTTTTAAGATCAACTAATTCTTTAGTTACAACTGCGACGGTGGCCGCTAAGTCTTTTAGTAATCGTACTGTACCCTCTTCATGTGCGCCAAAATTTAATTGTTCTGGCATCTTAGACCCCCGTAACTAATTGAGCAATAAGGTCATTGACACGCACAACTGCATCAAAATTCGACTTAAAATATGCTATAAAAGCTTCTTTACCTTTCTGAAGACTGTTCCATGTTGGTTCATGGAACTGATGTTGAAAAACTACAATATCAAATGAGAATCTGAGATCAGGATTGTCAGGTGTGCCAAAAGACAATTTATAGGCATGGCTACCAAGCCGCTCGCCATGCGCCCGAGACTTATTTTGATCCGCATGATATACACCCTGTAAATCCACATAACCCTTACGAGGTTTTGGTCCTTTGCCACGTAATGTTTCAAGGATAATTGATCTTAATTGTACTTTTGTAGCCAAAGGTTGTAAGGATGCTACTGACATTCCAGTGTCAATACTCATAGCATCTACAGCTGTCAAAATAAATTCCTTCACACTATCACGCCATAATTGCTTCAAGCGGTTGTGGTATGTTTTAAGAACTTGCCGTATAGGCACTCTCTTATTATTCACTAGATTACCACTGACTATTATGCGCATGATATCCCCAGACTAAGTGGGGAGGGACTATGCCCCTCCCCACCAGCTTTACTACCGTATTTGCAGACCACTGGCCCGCAAGAGATTCTCGTGTTCTTCTGCATCTTCATATTCTCGTATACGGCTATAAGCGATAGCCATACACTGTGTCCAAATGTCTGTGTCGTCCCATGCTTCTTGAACATTTGGTGGCCTTATTCCTAATCTCTCACAAGCCCGCCATACTGCGTATTCTTCTGTACGGTACTGGGCCAACTTTACTCTTCTGGCATCTCCGCCTGAGCGGCTAAAAAACGCTCAGTCGCTTCATCAACTTTGGCCCGATTCATCCCGCAGGCATCAGTTACTGCACCCATAATCATAGCGACTTCCGCGAAGGTAAAAGACTCCTTCATTTCAGTCATATAGTTGCCCCAGGTGTCAGGGTCATTGAGATTAACAGTGTCCCACTCAAGATCCTTAGTGGCCGCTAGTGATTTAATCATCATCCAGTTTGTTTGCTTCTCTGCGTATGCTGATAAGGCATCTTTATACTTTTTTGAGTCAACCAAAAGAACCTCTTTACCTCCTGGGTACATACGTTTCTCTGGCTCAGGCTGCGGGCACTGCTTCTCAAAGTCGTCAAAATTAAGAACAGCTTGCGCCCTAATAACAACGTCCCCACCTTGACGTGGCAGAACAATTGTCTCAATGCGCGGTCCTGATAATACTTTGCCTGCGATCTTCATGATCCCTCCCCTACATTACCCGGTAGGTCGGTAGTTGGTTCCTATACCTGTGCAGTTCTAACGGCAGTTGCTTCTACAACATTACAACGACCACTCGTTGCGATTGTACCCGCACGGAGGTCGTGCGCCAACTCTTCATACCGATAATCCGACAGTGTGATTATTTCCTGATCACCGCAGGTTGAAGGTGTAGGTAAGTATGTAATCACAAGGTCTACAGCGAAAGGCCGACATGCATCAGAGTCTGTCGAAATCCAACCCGCTGCCGGACCGGTATTCTTGAGAGCATCTTCAATAGTGGGTGTCGCACCAGAAGCTGAGCCACCAGAAATATACTCCCAAACGGCATCCAGAGAAACGTCCACAGGAACCTGATCGCCCTCACGGACTTCATCAAGATTCCCACGGTCCAACGTGTACTCGATATTCTTTCGCTCTGTATAGGTTAGGTTGCCTTCACCTATTGTGATATCGAGTGAGTTCTGTGCTGATCCGACACCACCATCTTTGATGGAGATGGTAGCTTTCTTGAGATCGATTTGGGCATAGACAGGAACCCATACCGATCCTCTCTTACCAGTAAGTCTCATACCATCCTCCTATTCGCGTAACGTCGCCACGTAATGACCCTCGACACTAGATTGAAAAATACCGGTCTCAGGCTCGACTTGACCGAAATGGCTGATTTGAATACGTTCGCGTGCTTCTTTGTCCCCTTGAAGATTAAGACATCCAACTAATGAACCATCGTCGCCAACAGCTGTACCTAGTTTTAAAATCGAAATCGACTGTGTGAACGCTGCCACTGCAATACCGACTGAGTTGTAGATACGATGATAATTTGCAGCATTTTGTGCAGACTGTACTAAAACATTAATCTCCACATATACTTGCCAGAAACCCTTACTTAACTCCGTTTGATTCGGACCATCAATACGAAGCTCTAGGAAATCTAACAATTCTCTGGTCTTACGGATTTGCCCTTCGATGAATACAGTTAAGCTTTGCTTTCTATCTTCAAAATGCTTTGAGATAGAAGCAATAATCCATCGTGTTAGGTTCTGATTCAAAGACATTATTCCACCTAACTTGGCACTGGTATAGAAGCAACTTGCTTAAGTGTCATCGCCCAAGCGTACTTCTTAGCCAGTGGGGCCACTTCTTTAAAAGCATATTTCTCATCGTCATACACAATATAGTCGTCCAGATTTGGGGCAAATCCTGATGGCAAATCTTTACTGTCAACAATGAGTGCACGTGTGCCAGTATCAAAATAACCACCATATGTAAAGTTTTTATTGGCTGCGATGAAAGAAAGGTCATACACAAAATCCCTTAAAATCAAAGCCGGACCAATAATAGCACGACGAATACTGATCTCTTGCAAGGTTGGTGTTATCGCGCCTGTTTCAACATTATTAACGACACTTGTAATGCGCGTATACACAATACTCACGCCATAATTGCGCTTAAGCCGATACACAATCAGTTTATTCTGGCGTAAAGTATTATCAAACATTACTCCACCCTCGCAATACATGGTCGCTTACGAAATTCTTCAATGAACTCTTTTTGAACTGCTGTCGCTTCTGCCTGAACAATAATAGCCTTGAGCGAAATCTCTAAGAGTTCTTTGCGCTGCTCGTCCTGTACTTCATTAATCTTGCTGCATACTTTATCATACCGTATTTCTTGCCGCTTATCTTTGTAGTATGCCCAAATAATAAGTCCCGTGGCCAACGCGGCAGGAATGCCAAACTGTTCTATGAACTTGAATAACTGGTCCACGGTAGTCTCCATTTAGTGGGTGGGGACTGTTCCCCACCCACCACTAATACTACTTACGATACAAGCGGCACACCGAGTGAACTATTGAGAGTCTTGACCCCACAAAGAAGGTCAACAGTTACAAGGTGGCCCTGATTGCGACCTTCGTATGTGATCGTGACGCGAATCGAAAGACCGTTAAAGTTAATAACGGCTGACTGCGCACCAGTTCCCTGCATAGGTGTAGCAAGAGGCCGTGTAACGAGCGCAATTGCATCCCTGTGCAGTGCCAGACCATACTGACCCATAGGACCAACACCAACAACTTCGTCATTGGAAAGGGCCGCATCCAATGCACGGTTGAGAAGCATAAGAACAGTCGTAGGTGTGGGCATGGCACCATACTTATATGTGCCAGCAACACCAGTTGTTATAAGTTGGCCGGTCTTCGGCGCAACTGTAAAGCCATCGATTACGATGTCCTTACTCCAACCAGATGCGTATCCGGGTGTCGCAGCTTCGTTGATGGCACCTGAATTGTAAACAGTCACAACTGCATCATCTACGACTGCCGAGCGGAGGCCCGGTGAAATCGTGATTCCAGTAACTATAGAACCACCGGTAACAGCAGTGATAAGCTGAGGAGTGTTGTCACCAGCAATTGTGCACCACTCACCAGCGACAGCCGTGGTGTTTCCGCCGTCAACGACTAGTACCGTGCTACCAATAGCATAGCCAGCACCGAGGTTGATGGCCATGTCGGTTGTGACTGTGCTGCCAGCTGCAACGCTCGGAGCGTTCTGTGACATGAACATATTGATACCGTACTTGGTACCAAGTGATCCAGCACGTAGAGCCGAACCTTCATCGCCAACCTTATCGGCAGCTACTAGGCTGTCAACAGCAAGTAGGTCCGCTTCCTGCGAAGACGTAAGAAGAAGATTTCGGCCATCCAACGGGGCATTAAGATCGTTGAACTTCTCACGAACGGCAATAAGTGACGCTGCTGTAAGCGCAGTGCCAATCTTACCCTGCAAGTTGGCAAGGAACTCATAGACCTGCAGAAGCACGATCTGGTCAATACCCTGAGCGAGCGACATAACAGCACGAGTGAGGTACATATCACGAAGCGACTTGAAGCTCTTGCTCTCTTCCCCGTCACGAATCAGGAAAGAGGTGTGAAGGTGCTGATCGAGTAAAACGGCCACGTTTGTGGACGTTGCGTCCTGCACGGTTACAGCATCAGTATCAACCTTGCGCTTCATGGTAAAACTTGCCGGCCTATGGGCATTGACCGTATCACCAAAGGCCGCAACCTTTTCATCAAAATCACGATAGACAAGATTTGCAGCAACGAGATTAGCATCAAGAACACGAAGAGCCTCCTGCGCCCATAACTCAGGGATTAGCGCGGAGTTATCGTTTGCGTATACGGGTTTCCAATACTTCTTGATAAGTCTATGCATCTGGATTCTCCTTCACCCATTTCCGATAGAATTCCGGTCCTTTGGAAGCAGCTTCGGCTTGAGTCAGTTTGCCACCTTTGCCGCTACCACCACGATTCTGACCACCAATACCTCCTGCACCCTTTCCTTTGAAAAGATTCAGGAATTGATCCATCTCAGACATCCTCTTGACTGCATCTTCTGGAGTCAGTTCAAGAGTAATCGGCTTGCCCTCCTTGACATCCTGTAAGGATACCAACGGAGTGTACTTGCCAGTCGGCTTACCCTCATCATCAAGAGCTTCCGAAAGGCGTGTAGTCGGTCCTAATATCGCCACAACCTGCGCGGGGACATACGCTTCGTGTGCCGCGGCGGCATCTACAATAGATCGCTGAATCTCAGTCGTTGTGAAAAGCTTCTTCCAGTCTTCCTTCTCACGGAGTGCGGCTGTTAACTTTCCTTCATAATCGGTGCGAAGCTTCTCTTCCTGTTCTTTCTTAAGCTGTTCGGCAGTCATATTTGTCTGACGTAATTCTTTTACCTTTGCTTCAAGATTCTCTCGCTCCTCATTGGTGAGATTCTGCTTGGCTTTTAGAGCCTCGATCTCATCTAAGAGAGAACTATTTTTCTCTTTATGCTCGCGGCGGTCTTTTGCAAGTATGGCATTAAGCTCATCCTGTGTAAATGTCTTACCCTCACTACCTTTGGCCTTAGCGGCCTTTTCGGCGGCAGCCTTTTCAGCAGCAGCTGCTGCTTCTTCGGCGGCTGCTGCGGCCGCAACTGCTGCTGCTTCGGACGCATCGTCGTATACCGGCTTCCAATACTTAACAATCTTAACAATCTTAGCGCTCAGTAACATCGGTCCTCCTAGGACACCCTATGCATGTTCACGGTCTGAACACTCCGTAAATATGGCTTCATGAATCTCCAAGCCAGACTACTTGGGATTCCGGCCACAGTGTGCTCAGGAGATCGTGTACCCTCATAGGTAGATTTGATAACCCCATAAGCCTGAGACTTCATTCTCAGGTTCTCGAACTCCAGTTCCGGGTCAACCCCATCAAGTAATGCTAATGCTATTTCAGCGCAAGCATTCTTGATGTCTTCTGGTATTGCAGTATCCGAGCCACGCGGGAACTGCAATGTTTGTGCACTATCAGCTTTGTCCCCTCTGTAGTTGAGCCTGTCCATTAACATAGTAGCCATAGTTAATGCTGCTGTTTGATCAGCTTCGTCAGCGTCATCATATGCCTCACTATTGAGGCGTCCTAAGAAATAAGCAGTCGCCTCGGCTCTCGTAGCGTACATGCTTATCGTTCCTCTCCGCGTGTCTTATCCTTGACTATTACATCTTTATCAGTATTACGTGAAGCTGCTTTCTCGATGGTTGCTGACTTCTTTGGGTCGGGGTCTGTATCCTCTGATCCCCGTGCAGCGTCACCCTTTTGTGCGGCCACAATTGCAGCGGCCCGTTCCGCATGTTCCTTCTGTGCGATCTTAACATCACCCTTGGGGTACAGACGCGCCTCACTGGCAGTCTTCGTGCTAACTAACCCATTTTCAAGGTCCATTGAGATAACTTTAGGGTCAATAACGATAACTTCTGCATTGTCAATTTGGTTACGAACCTTCTGGAGTTCCTGATCTGATACTCTATGACCTAATAAAATTTCTGCGACCTCTTTAGCCAACTCTTTTTGCGCATCTTTTGAGGGCATTTGTGGCATGAACTCTAAAAGTTCTTTAGCTTCTTGCCGCCGTGATTCGTCAGTACGCAGACTATAGTTCTGAGGGTAAGTAACTGACGGATCGATTTGGGAATCTTCATACATTGCCCAAATTACTTGAATCTGTCGTTCGCCATACTCAAGTTCTAAGCCAACATATGATAGACCAGCCTCAAGACCCTTAGCATCTTCACGCTTACTCTCTGCTGATGCGCGTGAAGGCTTGAGAGTCGTAACTGCTAAGTTGATTAGCTGGAGTATTTCAGCCTTAATCTGCTCCTGTTTCTCCATACTAGCGAGAAGCGGGGCTGTCGGTGGCGCAATAAAGCCAGGAGCGTCTGTACCGATTGGGTGACGACGACCTTGTGTCACACCAACTTTGATACTCTGGTCTTTAGCGATAGCGGCATCAGCTGCCTCACCTGCTGTGCCATCACCAAGCGCCTCACCGATATCTGATTGTTCATCAATAGCTGTGCGTAGGAATGACATCTCTGCTTGAGGGTCATATTGCTCAACATAAAACGGGAAGTTGCTTTTAATAGCATAATTCATGTCAGATGACGCTAGATTTAGTAAGGCTATCTGATGATCTGCAATGTCGATTAAAAGACTATGTGATAATTCAAAAACTACAAATGGTATGGCTGGAATATTAAGTATACTAGTTTCTTTCGCAACGCCTTCAACGTCATAAATCGTAATTTTTACAGTACCATTTACAGCTTGTAGTAAGCGGAACTGTTGAACAGTATCACTAACTAATCCGGTATCTTCATCAATATAATCAACAGAATCACGCAGCAATAAAGTCTTAAGCTGCTGTGTTATTGGATCAACTGTCCAACTACGGATATCTTCTGCCGCAAACGTGTAAAGATAAGGGGTATTTGCCTGTGTATCAAGCCTAGAAGCATCCTCGGGCAATGGCTGACGATCTACATAGACACCTATACGTCCGATAGAGAGCAGGTCCGGAAGCACCAAACGGCCTATAAAGCCGTTCATTGTATTACCGTTATGATCTACACCCCTATTGCGACCAGCGACGGCTTCTTTATATGAGACAGTACCATTTGCCCGCTTAATCTCTGGCATACGCTGAAAGATTGCATTCTTCACTTCCATTACAGCAGCTTTAGCGTGTGAAGGTGCATATGATAAATCTTTACGTGTATAAAAATCTATTGGGTCTTCCCGTGAGTTGAATGACTTAAGATATGCTTCAATAAAATCAGCTCCGCCCTTGAAAACAAGACGGTACTTACGCCAAGCCAATAATAACCTATTATAATCTGGATGTGTAATGTCTTTTATATTTAGATTCACGGGGCGCTCCTTATATCTTGTGACTTACCTAAAGACAGTCCGAGAAGTAGCGCGATTTCAGAATAGTTACGAGCATGAGCATAGTGATCCGCATCATTATCGGCCTTAACATATATACCAATAGGATTACCATCAGCATCCTTTTTATATATGCGTGTCAAAGCCTGTACATGTTTGCGGTACTCAAGTGGAATATCTTTCGGTAATGTGATACTACCACGAAAGAATCGACCCAAAGATACATCGAGCCAGTTTGTCCTATCAACCGTGATTGTTTGATCACGGTCTGTGTGCACATTGATTGTCCGGCTTCTGACACCACGGCCATAGAAACAAAGTTTCACACGACCAGCATACATTTCAGCGAATTCAAACGCTTTACGGCGCTCAGGTTGTGCGTCAACGACACATGATCTTACGCGGAACCTTCGCATTAATGCGTGCAGGTCATTAAACTCTTTCACTTTACAGGCGTGCACAACTTTGGCCTTGGCTAAAAGATTAACATCTGGTGTAGGTCTATGCTTAGGGACTCTCCACTCTACGATTTCACAGTGAAGGTACTTACCGATATCGACGCCCATTGTGATAAAGCCTGTAGACTTATCCTTCATCATATGTTCACCGATACAAGCGATAATATCTTCTTCTGAGACTTTTGCGCCCTTAACAGTGTGTGTTAGACCGAGTTTTGAGTTATAAAACTCTTGCTCATCTGCCGCATTTGAGGATGACTTAAGGAAAGACACGGCTAATTCAGCTGGTGTAGTAGTCATTGAATACAACTGTGAAACATGGAAGCCTTTCATTGGCATTTGTGGCTTCGCATCGACCCATTTACCAGTTGAGAGCCAATCTACTTTACCGGCATGGGGTAAGATTGCCTTACAGTCTGTGCAGATAAGATGTGTGTCTTTGATCTTAGGATCATTATAGTCTTCCGCTGTAATGACAATAGATTCTGGAAAGACACATTGTGTCCACTTACTGCAGGCGGGGCACTTAAAGAAAAACTCTCCCTGTGTACTATTCTGGAAATACGCATTGATGCCGTAGCCTGCGATTGTTGGCGTTGAAAGGAGGAATTTCTGTTTCTCTACTTGTCCAGACATGCGCTCGAAAGCAAGCGGGATGTTATCCTGAACCATTTCATCTACTTCGTCAAAAATAATGATACCAACAGGTATCGACTTAAGTTGGCTCCTGCTCCTGCTACCACGGATGAATAGGTTCGCCTGACCAGCACGCTTATGGCCGATGTTTTTGACATCAGAGAAAAGTTTCCTAAGATGATCTGATGACTCAAGGGCCGGATCGAAGCGTGATGTAGAAAAGTCCGAGGCATCAGGCGTACTTGCTGGTAACACATACAATACTGAGGCAGCTCGCACGTCAATAGCAAAGAAGACCTTATTGAGCGCTGTCTCGGTGAAGCCTAGCTGCGCGCCCTTCTGTCCAACCATATCGACTTGGCAATCGTGCATCTCACGGCACCACGGATGATGCTTGAAACTCCAAGGACCGGGGTAAGGTTGACCCATGACACGGTACTGCTCGGCCCAACGGGAGCATGTTGTAATGCTCCGTCGGACGAGTCCTGTGGCTACTCGTTCACTAAGTTCTTTCAACAGCGCGTGCACTATAATCAACCTTAACTAAGAGCCATATACAACATTTGGCCCAATGCCAGTGCCAACTGCACCCATGTCTGGATGATATGGATCAAATGGATTACCATCGCTATCATAAGACACACCCGAACCAACCCCTGTATGAATGCATGGTGAACCAGCAGCAAGGCTGAAGTCGCCCGCCGCCGGCGCGGACATGAGCGGGTCGGTTGCATCGAGGTTGCCAGTCGCGTCCACGCCGTCTTGAGCGATGAACTCAGAATAGGTGCGATCCACGAGGGCAACACAGAATGTCGTATACGTATAGAAACAGTTGTTGTACATGCGTACTGGCCCGGCATAACTGCCAGATGCCTCGTCTGGGTTCACTTGGTACTGCATCACGTTCGTAGTCGTATGGAAAATGTTATTGATGAGGGTGAGCGGCGCGCCACCCGTCATCCGCATACCATACGTGCAACTGTAGAACGTGCAGTTGCGGACGTCGGCAGGGCTCCACTCTTTGTTGGGTCCTTCAATGCCAACAGTGAGACTATCAAAGACGCAGGCCTCGACGGTGACTGGCCCGTAAGATAAGTTGTAGATGCCATAACCGGATGATTGACCAGTGATGCGGCATCGCCGCACGTGAAGGCTACCTATGCTGGCCTGTTGGACCCCAACATCGTCGGGGTCGGGCTCCAGTACGCAATCCGCGACTAACAGGAAGTCATTTGATGTTTGGATGCAGTTGCGGCCCGACACGTGACTGGAAATCGCACAATCCAGGACGCGTGCTGTAGTGGTCCCAACGCCTATTACGACGGACTGCGTCCCTCCACCGGCAGTGATGGACACGTGGCGGAGGTATGCTGCGTCGTAATTCAAGTTGAAAGTGGTTAATGGACCATTCACGTTGATGTTGGTGCGGTCGTCTGCTGGATCTCCTTCAATGATGAACCACTCGCCGCCGTCTGCGTCCGGATTTAGGCCTGCCGCTGGTATTACGTTTTCAACGTATGTGCCCGCGAAGATCCGGACGTACTGCATGGCAGTGAACTCTGTCGTGCCCTGATCCGTGTAGAGCTGGACGCACGCCGCCTGAATCGTGCTCCATGCGTCGTAAATGTCGAGGTCGTCGGTATCGAGCCAGTTCCTGAGGTCGCCTTCGAACGTGACGGTCGTGTCCGTGTGAGACACGATTGCGCGCGTCTCCGAGCGCGTCGCGTTCGTGACGTAACCGCCAGCGTAGGCCGATGCGCTGCCGAGTCCGCCGGTGACGAGCGTCACGACCTGGCCCGCGACGGCGCCCGACTGTGTGTCGTCGTTATGCGTCGGCGCAGCCTTGACCCAATACATGCCCGTGCCTGTGTGCGTGACGGTGGGTGGGAGCGCCTTGCGGAGGCGCTGGACGTCGAGCGTGAACGTGTGCGGCTCGTGGGGGATCTCGGGCGTGAGCCCGGCCGCCTTCGCCTCGATGTCCGCCGTCTGCTCGGCGACCTCGACGGCTTCGCGCGAGCCGTACTTCTCGACAAGATCGGAAAGGATCGCGCCGTGGCGGTCGTCGAGCGTGACGGCCACCGGCCGCTCCGTCTCGGCGTCGATCTTTCGTGTGCGAGTGCTGAGGCCGGCGATCTCGGCGTCGGTCAGGTCGAGAGTGACGCAGGGCCGATCTTTGTCGGCCATCTGCATGAGCGACGGTAGGCCCTTCTCGACGATGTCCGCCACAGGACGAACTGATATCACCTTGCCGGGATACTCGTCAGGGTAGCAGTCAACTGAAGCAGTGACGTCTATCGACCGCATACGATTCCAACATTGCTCCTGAGTCTCCCCAATAGTCCATGACGCCGTGCGGTGGAATAGAACCTCTACGCGTCTCTTCCCGTCTAGGATTGGAGTCGCGTCAAGAACTCCAACGCATGCCATTATCGAGGCGAAGATAGCGACCGCGATAGTAGGGCCGGATTTGAATAGAGCTAGGAAGTTGGGAACGGCTACTGCATCGATAGCCCATGCAGATAGGCATAAGAGAGGCAGCACCGCAGCTATTGCTCCATAGCGGGGAAGTGAAGATAGAAGAGCCGGCTTCTGTGTATACTTTGCTTCCTGTGCAATGACTACCTGCCGCATTGCATGATGGCGCTTCTTAGTTCGCTCTGAGAACCTAGTGGCAATCTTATGATTATACATTAGTTCCTCCTGACTTTGAGGACGAGCTTTAACTCTGTGATACTGGTCACAGAATCGATATTTGGCATTATGATATCTCCTGCGGTAATCTGTTTCGTCCAACCTGTTAGGGTTGCGTCCGTACTTTTTGTTGCAGTGGTAATAGTCGGCTTTGCCGCGGAAGTTATCGTATCAGCCACTGTCGGTGGGAAGTTTGCGTACGTATCTTTCCAGAGATCAACGACTACTGAACCAGACTGGTCAGCAAGAAGCGTAACGGACTCGATCTCACAATCGTATGGAATTTGAATAGATCCGGCAGTGCTGGAGCCAGTGTTCAGGACAGCTCCTCCGTTTGAGAATGTCATTGTGAAAACTTCGGTTTCTGTAAAGACCGTACGGTTTGTTCCTAAGAAGCGAGTTGCCGCTGTACCTTCTCCAGAGAGTACATTGGCAGAGTACGTACCACCATCGCAATCAGCATCCTCATCAATATCGTATGCTGCCACGCCTGTTATGTCATTGTTGGCTACAAGGCAATCGTCTGAGTTAGTAAGAGAAATACCATCGCCACTACAGGTGTCAATGCTGTTGCCGTTGACGGTGCAGTTGTCAGAGCCTGTGTTGAGGTCGATACCTATAGTGGAAGACGTTATTCTGTTGTCGTTGATCACGTTGTCCGCACCAGTTACGCCGATGCCGTTGATGCCTGGGTTATTGATTGTGTTGTCATTGAGAACACAGCCTGTACCAGTCAGCGTGATCCCATTTGCTGCACCACCAACAAAAGTGTTTCCACTGATGTTTGAATCCGTGACGGTGGTGCAAAGAATACCCACGTTGCCAGGTGTATCAATGTTATTACTGCGCACAGAGGCACGAGCAGAACTTACAACTTGGATACCAATACCAGTGGAATCTTTGACACTATTGTCAGAGACGATACAGTCGTCGCTGCTAGCAGCGATGTTAATACCTATAGCGGCGCTTGTTATCTTGTTGTTGGAGATCGTGTTGTCAGCACCGGTTACGTCGATGCCGTTTGTGCCGGGGTCGTCAACGATGTTTCCATCGACAATACAACCTGCGGCATTTATATCAATACCTAGATTCTGGGCGCTGTAGACGTGGTTGTTTGTGCATACTGACCCGGCTCCATCGACAGTCAGACCGACGCCGGTTGGGTCATAGATTTTGTTACCATTAATTAGCGTGCGTGCCCCGGCAGTCGAAATGCCTATAACGGCAGACGTTATTCTGTTGTCGTTGATCGTATTATCAGCGCCTGCGACATCGACGCCGTTCGTTGTTGGGTTATCGATGATATTGTCGTTGATGATGTGGCCCGCGCCCGCCACAATAATACCGTGACTACCAGCCGCATAGACACTATTACCCAAGATGCTACACTCCGTAGCAGCCGCGAGGCTTATACCATAGAAGAAAGCATCGAACTGGTTGCCCTCGACCTGACAGTCCTTGACGGCTGTTGCTCCACCGTCTTGGAGTTCGACCGCCGCTTCGGGTGTCGCTGTCGCGGATGTGATGGCGCTGTTGTCCTTGATGAGCCACTTCTCATGCGTGCCACTGTTTGCGTCGAGACGCACGAGTGAGCGCCAGTGTCCCGAGATTTGGCAGTCGCGGACGCTGAAGTCTGATGTATTGCCAGATACATCTTTGTAGTCGATGAAGATTGCCCGATTACCAGCGCTCGTATTGATGGCCTCACAGTCGTCCCAAGTGATTCCACTGCTTAGCGTACCGTTGTCGAAGCCATAGACAGCACGATTTGCCGCATCAGACGTGATGGCGTGACGGATTCCGTGGAAGTGCAGGCCGACGTTATCGCCAAGCAGGAAGAGTGGGTCAAGAGCCGCAGATAGAGCAGCCGTTATCACGGCCCCGCGCCCGGCCATGATGCTGATGTTGCTTTTGCCACTCAGGTCGATCTGCGCACTCGGGACATGGCTCCCGTCGGCGAGCCAGAAGCTGGAGCCATCGGTCGCGGCGTTGAGAACAGTTGCTATGCTACCATCTGCTGGTATGACCGTAACGACGCCACCGGACATCGCGTCGAGTGTGTCGAGAGCTGCCTGTACGTCTGTGTCTGTCGCCGATAGATTGCCGCTCCAACCGCTTGCATCCGGGGCAATAGTGTCAGCCGGGTGCGCGTTCGCGGCATCACGATCTGTTAATCCAGCATGGCTTGTTGCAGCAGCGGCGATGGCTGGACCAGAGCTAGTATAGCGGAGGTCAAGAGCCTCCCTGTATGTTGGTGTTCCACCAACATTACGGTATGTGATACGGTAAAGTAGTTTCCACTCAGCTGTTGAAAGGAGTATTGATGGTAATGCTTCGTTACGTGCTGAACCCACGTTTGCATGTTGTGCCTGACCAACGACAACAACGATTGGCTCATCGCTGTTTGTCGCATAGACATAGTTGTTAATGTATCTATTTAAGTCAACATTCGTCAATGCACCAGCATTATCATACTGGATTGCTCCGGCATTATCTTTATAGGGTGTTGATGTCGCTGGCTCAACACGCATGTTACCGACACCAACATCACGATACCATAGTTGGCATGTCGTTTTTGTGTTGCTAGTGTCATACTCGATGTCTTCATCATGAACAGTGCCCTGTGTTATGGAGAAAGTCGCATCGAGGAATGTCCCAGTCAAACCGCTGCCATAGCGGGCGCCAATTGTCTCGTGTGTCCAATTATGCCAATTCAGGTCACGGATATAGCTGTGGCGCTCATCTGTTATGACATAATTAGCGCCGTCTTTGAAGACTGTTGCTACAAGTACATTGGCACTAACGAGATCCCACATCGATGTACTAATCTGGAGAACGCCGCTTGTGTCAAAATAGACGTAGTGTAATGTTTTATCGTTTGAAACTGTGACACCAACGGTGCCGGTTTTCGCAAATTTGTTACCGTTACTCCAGATATCGTATGAACCTGTGATCTCTAGATCAGCACCATTCATTGCGAGTGCACTGTCTACACGATTCACGAATCCAGTCAAAGGCTTACTACCAATAGCGAGCGGTGTGACTTCATCACTGCCGCCATCTGCGTGGCTCGTGGCATGGGCTGTTGGGGTTCGTGGATCACTAGAGTCGTCAAGAGTAGCATCAGAAATCTTCGTATTCAGATCCGCTAGTGTGTCTGCGGCATGTTGTGCTCCACCAAGATCATGGACCATAGGTAGGCCCGTTTCGATCTCTTTCCATACGAGCCCTGTAAAAAGAAAACAGTCATCGGCATCATCAACGTATGCGATATCACTCTCGACGGGTGTGTAGAAGCTCCAGCCACCAGATGTATAGGTCGCGATCTCGTTATCATGACCAGAAAATAAGCCGGTAGCACCTACGGGAACAACGTATATGTCACCAACGCTTGGGGCACCGGGTGTATCTGTAGTGATGCTTAAGGCATTTTTTGGCGTACGGATTGTTGTACCGCCGCCGCCTACAGCTGACGGACTGTTTATGATACTCATTAGAACACCATCACAATCACATTGTCACCCACTGTCCCCAAAAGATACAGGTCACTTAATACCGCGATTGGCATAACATCCGAGCTACCGCCGGGAGGTACGAAAGCAGGCTGCATTGCTGCGTCACCGAAGAAGACGTTTTCAGCGTTCACTGCGGGTGCCTGTAACGCGACACCCTTACCCCTGATTGTAGCATCACCGAGGAATGTAGCCAGATTGGTCGCGGTTGTTGGCACAGCCAAAGTTCTAACTAGCATCAGATTCTCCTAACTTACCGATGGCCGATAGTATGCGATCAGAGATAGTATTAAGGATTATTTCATCCGTGATTATCGAAGCGATGATGTCAATAGTCTCTGATGCAAACTGCAACAGTTGGCTACGATCCACGACGCGCTTTAACTTATCATCGAGTTTGTTACAAGACGTAACGATATGCTCAATCTTCATGACAAGATCGGCGATTTGCTGGCTCTGCATGATTAGTTCACTTGCGTCAGTACACTGATCTAGGCGCTCCTCCATAATGACTCGGAGAATCCCAATCTCTTCACGTAGGCTCTTGAGGCCAGATGAATCGGCATGTTCATGGATTTTGCTCAGCCACTTTGATTTGCGATAGTTACGGAGTGATGCTGCCTCTTGTGATTGTAATTGCTTGTTTGCCCCATGCGCTTCGCAATTTTTGCAATTGGGAACGGCTAAATTGAGACACTGCCCTTGTGATGTCACCGTCTGGCAGCGATTTGGATCATCTGGTTCGCATTTGATTACTGGCACATGATTCCCCAATCTTGCCAAGAATGATTACGCTCATCCATACGACCTACAGACATAAACACGATTTTTCTAAAAAGTTCAAAATAAAATAAATAAAATGTTCGGCGGGATGTTAGAATCATAGGGCATGTATGCTGACGCCAGCATGTATCCTGACGCCAGCATATAGGGTATATGTATCCTGACGCCAGCATGTAGTATAGCATATAGGGTATCCTGACGCCAGCATATAGCATATAGGGTATAGGGTATAGGGTATAGGGTATAGGGTATAGGGTATAGGGTATATGTATCCTGACGCCAGCATATAGGGTATAGGGTATAGGGTATAGGGTATAGGGTATAGGGTATAGGGTATAGGGTATATGTATCCTGACGCCAGCATAGGGACATATCTATGTAGCTGCGTATTGATGCCTGCGTATTGATTTTAATTTTCTAAAAAATTTTTTCTGAAAAATTTTCTGAAAAATTTTCTGAAAAATTTTCTGAAAAATTTTCTGAAAAATTTTCTGACAGAAAATTTTGATGATGCGGAATAGTATCCGGGATCCATACTATACTGGGATAGCTCTATCCCCTCTCGGTATTTGACCCCACCACCCTCTATTGGTATACTATGCTATGGTGTGTACTACTGTGGTGTACGACTAGATACTAAAGAGGGGTACGACTAGCGTACCCCTCTCTAGTGTTATACTCTAGCCACGTAGCGGTACTCTCGCGCTTGGATGCGTGATGGGTATACGCTTGACTAATGTGCGGAGTCTGTCACGTAGTTGGTTGACGCATTCATATGCGTTAACGCTCGACTGTCCGATGCATCCTTCGCCGCCGCGCAAGACGAACAAATACGTGACTAAAGGCCGAACGGCGCGGTTCATGATATCATCCAGTAGAAGCGCGGTCTCAGCGTCATCGATGCATTCTCGGATCATCCAGTCGATATGCGCGTGTAGTTCCGACAACTCATTATCGGCGTTCAACAAGTTGTCGCGGATACTTGTCAACAGGTTGTGCGCCGTCGCAGCTTGAACGTCAGAGACGCCGAACGTCGTCGCGTCACGACAGCCGTCACAGTCGGCCGCTCGGCCACCTAGATGACAGGTGAACCCGTCGCCTTTTCTCCAGTTTCGGCAGTTCGTGTTCGGCATTCTGTCAACTCCTTTCAAGAGTTATACTCTAGCCGCGTAGCGGCACTCTCGCGCTCGGATGCGTGATGGGTATACGCTTGACTAATGTGCGGAGTCTGTCACGTAGTTGGTTGATACATTCATATGCGCTGACACCAGCTTGTTCGACGCATCCTTCGCCGCGCAATACGTCCAAATGCGTGACTAAAGGCCGAACGACGCGGTTCATGATATCATCCAGTAGCCGCGCAGTTTCAACGTCATCGATGCATTCTCTACGCATCCAGTCAGTATGCGCGTGTAGTTTCGACAGCGCAATATCGGCGTTCACTAGGTTGTCGCGGATACTTGTCAACAGGTTATGCTCAGTTATGGCTTGAACGTCAGAGACGCCGAACGCCTTCGCGTCACGACAACCATCACGCACGTCTCTTGCGACTCGTAACGTATCCATATTCACCGCCTTTCATGCCTCAATTTACATTACACTGTGCGCGCCGTCAAGAGAATTCGCGGAATTATTTTCACGCCTTTTAACAGTAGACGGGGCCGGGGGCCGGGGCCGGGGGCCGGGGCCGGGGCCGGGGCCGGGG